CTTCTTCAAACCATAAATACAATAAAACAGTAACACTCAATTCTGTATGTGCGTGGTTAACTATATTCATAACTTTTTCTTCAATATCAGTATTAATAAAATCTGATAGTTTTAATCTTAAACTTACTTTCGATAACATTATAAAACTCCTGCATCACAATATTTAGTTTGATTGAAATCACAAAACCTACAATTCTTTTTAGATGGTTGTTTAGTATAACTATGTTCTGTATTATGTTCTCCATCAACAAAACATTCATCAATAAAAGATTTTATATTTTTTGTAACCTTATTAATACTTGGTGTTCCATTTGCGGGTACAAAAGTTTGAACTCTTCTTTGTGGAAAGTCTACTTTTTCATACAATTTTCTCTTAACAATAAAATACTCTATATCAATCTTATCCAATGGTATATCGTGTTGAGCACCATAGAACTGTTTATATAATAATAATTGGTCGGTCTTAGTTTTATCTGTTTTCATCCACTTATTCCAACCCATTGTAGAAGTTTTAATATCTATAATTTTATACCTATCTCTTACAGTATCATATAAAAGAACATCTATATATCCAACAAACTTAATCTTATTTGGTAAATCATAATCAATAGGAACTTCAACTCCAACTAATTCATAACCTCTTTTACTAAAATACATACCACGTTTCTTTACAAACCAATCTAATATAGCTAAACCGTGTCTATAAAATTCTTCCATTTCGTGTTGTTCACAAATTACTTCACCGCCATTATTTTCCATAACAGAAACATAATTTTCTTTCATTCTATGTAATAACATTTTATCTAATGGTAACGCATCAGCAACTTTTATAGTATCACTATACATTACCGTGAGATAAGTTTGAAGTACTTCATGCATTGCTGTACCAAATAGCGTATGTATATTACCCGCAAACTCTCTCTTATCATCTATATATAATAATTTCCATCTATATGGGCAAGTAACCCATTGGCTATATTGACTATAACTTATTCGTTTCATTTACCCCATTTACCATTTTTTACAATTGTTGCCATTATTCCATAATTTGAAACATCCAGAAATGCATCTTCCATTGGTTCACCATTTACCGCGGATTCTCTACCACCCATCAATAAAGTTTTCAATCTCTGAATTTTATCGTTCATTCTAAACCATAAACCTGTAAGTGATAATTTGATCTCTTCTTCAGTTTGTAACTGAGTTCCTACTGAAATGTTTCCTGGACCATAATCATGTTGCTTATGTAAAAACAATTCATATTGTTCTTGTTGAATCTTCTTAAACTCTTGTGTCATCTCAGGCCACTCTCGTTCCATTTGTTCTATAACTGATTCAGCTTTAGCCACTTTAGACATATTCTTAGAATCTTTTATAACTTTCATGTATTTCTCCTAATTTACATACCTGAATATACGAATAAATGCATATACAAGTCAAGTATTATTATTCATTACCTGCAGCATAGCCACCAATTGAACCAAGTACATTCAAACCAAGTTCTTCTATCTTCTTGGGTTCAACTCCCCATTTCTGACAGATTTCTCCTAATTCTAACATTCCACCTTCAGTAAGATATAACATTTCAATCATATCATATGCTTCTTTTTTACTGAATTGTTCTTGATTTGCAACTATATTGATTAACCAATTTGGATGTTCCATTTGATTTCTCCCTTTAATATATTTTAACCATTGTTTACCCTTTGGTAACACATTGGTATACAATTTGTATAATTCTTTTGGTTGTAAATTATATTTTTGTAATTCATTTACTAACTCTACCCATTCCATCTTCATAGATAGAAATCTGTGAGTCATATAATTAGACCAAGACTTTTTATCTTCGTCTGATATCTCTTCCCAATAATTAGGATTCTGAACCGCTGTTATTTGACTTATGTGATCGAACAGGCTTTTTCTTTTTACCAAAGATTTTTTCGTCATAAATCTTTACGAAATAAAGAATTCTCTTTTGGTGTTTCATCTTCTATTCCTGAGCCTGCTAACATTGATTTAGGAACTCTACCACAATTTCCACAACTATAAACATCAATCGGTATTAATGTTTCTTCACCAGTTGGCGATACTATAGCTGATAATCTCTTTATAATTGTTGAACTAATAAATAAATAGTTCTCACAATATTCACACTTCATTGTTTCTGCTTGTGTTAAATCAACCTTTACTTGTGCTTTTGGTAAAGGTTTCATTGGTTTTGTACTCATTTTTTAGTTTTCTTACGTTTATAAGTTCTTTTCTTAGGTTTTGATGTAGCTTTCTTCGGTTTTGATGCCGTTTTCTTCTTCCTATAATCTGGAACAGTACCATCTACCCAAGATCTAACCAATCCAATTGCTCTCATAAACTTATCTAATCCTACCATTACTTTATCTCCTGTAATAATTCAACTACCATAGCCATAGCATTAATCTCTTTATCAACTACTTGACTATCTGATAGTTCGTATTTTGCAATAATCAAAATACATTCCGCTATATGACCTTTACCATAACCATCAACTTCATCATATAATAATCTAAACAAATCAGCAAAATCTGTAACTTTATTATCTGCTAATAATTGTCTAATATCTTTAAATGCATTTTTCTTATTTTGTGTTTCTAAAATCTTTAATAGTTTTAATTTATAATCATTTTGTATAATACTACCTGTATCTAATTTTAATTTACCTCTTACAACATTTCTTTGAGCTGAATTTATAACTCTACGAATATCTGGGTAACCACTATCTACTAATATTTTTATATCCTCTAGTTCACCATTTACATTCTCTTCAGTTAAAATATTATGTAATTTCTGTGCTACTTCCTTTTTGCTGGGTGGAATAATTTGAAATAACTGACACCTGCTTTGGATTGGATCTATAATTCTCTCTACATAGTTACAAGTTAAGATAAACCTACAATGTTTAGAGAATGTTTCCATTAAATTCCGAAGAGCCGCTTGAGCATTTGGTGTAATATAATCACATTCATCAAGTATAATTATCTTTAAATCTTTAAAACCAATGGTTGAAGCAAAGTTCTTAACTTTAGTTCTAACTGTATCTACATTATTTTCATCACTCGCATTAATATAAAGATAATCACATTCAATATTCTTTACTAATAGTTTCGCGAGAGTGGTCTTACCTGTACCAGCCCTTCCAAATAGAAGAAGATGTGGTAAGTCGCCACTCTCGAGATAAATAGATACTTTACTTTTGAGATGGTTGTTCCCAATATAAGTATCCAATGTAGAGGGCCGATACTTTTCTACCCATAACGAATTACTTTTACTCATAAAACCCTTTATTATTAACTTCGTGTTTAGTAACTTCTGCTTTATTTGATGTACCCTTTGGATAAGGTAACAGAGGATGTTTTAGTGTATTCATAAATAGTTTGTTTTCTTTCTTATTACCAAGGAAATATAAATATCTGTGTTTTTCTGCTTCTTTTTTTAACCAAAATGAATGTCCAATTTGTTTTTTAAGATGTTTAACATTACTACTACCATATACAGAATAAACTGTTCTACTATGTATCCACTCACTATCTTTTTCCAGCCTTAATGAAAATGTAGGAGCTAATTGTATATCTCCACATCCTTGATATAACCAATTAGTTGCTTGATATATACCACCAGCATGGTTTTGTTCTGGGTCTGCATATGATATCAATACTTTTGTATCTTTTGCATTTTTCTTTAACCACTTAAAAGAATTTGATATAGCATAAGATTCTATATTCTTTCCATAACCATCGTGGATAAAAAGTCTTGTTAATTCTAAAATATTCTTAGTATCAAGTTCTAAATCTTCTTTAAAAATAGAACCAAGAACTCTTCTACCTATTGGAAATCCATATGTAATACAACCTACCAACTTTTCTTCAGGTTCATCAAAAAACTTATGTTCTTTTCCAGTTTGATAAAATATACCTAAAGCATATCTACAAGAAGATAATTTATGTGAATAATGATTCTTTTCTATTATACTTTTTGCTAATGGTTTAGGTATTATTCTTAAAAAAACTTTTGAAGTATCACAAATATTAATCGGTTTCACTTACTGCTACCAACCAATAAGTTGATGTAAAATTATCTACCTTAAAAGTAATCTTAGAAAGACCTTCACTACTAACTTCTAAAGTAGCACTTTCACATTCTTTATTAGCAGTTAATACTTCTTTAAACATATTAGCATTAAAAGATACATTTTCAATATTACTAACCTTAGATGTAGTAACTGGAATAGTTACTCTATTAGTATTAATTGACGCATATCCAATAACAAGTTTAGTATTAACACCATCTGTTATTACAGTAAAATTATCTGTTTCCATCAAAGCATTTTTTCCAGCAATAAATTTATTAATAAACTGCGGTGTAACATCAATACTTAATTCAAAATCAGGTATCGCTTTTATTTGAGGTGGTTCATTGATAATAGATGTATCACTTAACATATAATTAACTGATGAAGAAGAATCACTTACTTTTAATGCAATTGATTTATCTCCAGCCTTACTCAAAGATACATTAACATCTTCATCCATAACTGATAATAATTTAAGAAGCTGTTCTGTATTATAAATTCCAATATCAGAATTTTCAAAATCCCACTTATCCATTGTCAAATCACCTAACAAAGTTTTATCGCCAGATATAAATCTAGCTGATAATTCCTGTAAATCTGATTTACTGTTTAATATTACCGAATTGACTACTCCATTCAAGTAATATTTATTGATGAAACGAACTAGCTTTTGCTTATTCATTATAACTTTCTCCTATTATTTATAACCATATATACATATATATTGGTTTGTTTTCTCAAAATCAAAAAAATCTTTCTATAGTTTTAGTAGCATCTGTTGGTTCTTCCCAACCAAGAGCTTCATACAACATCATAATTTTTTTGTGTAAAGCTTGTTTATATAACTTATCAGGATGTATATATTGTCTGATAAAATCTAATATTTGTGGTGGATCTTCATGCCCCTTATATGCGATTGTTTCTATTCCTATAGGATTATTTTTTAAATACACCCACTTAATTTTTTCTCCATTATATATTGGTGAATATTTTTTTGTAACTTTAAAGTATTTCAACATATCATTATAAAATAACGAACTTTTAACATGAACAGGAGTTCCTAATTTATAAGTATGAAATATTCCACCTTCACTATCTCTATATTTTTTAATACCTTTTACACTCGTTGGTATTGCAATTTTATTAAAATCCATAAGTTTCATACTATTTTTAAAATTTATAAGATATTTATCTAATTTCTGTTTTGGTACTTCCATTAAAATATCTTCTAATAACTTGCTTAATAATTCCCGCATCGCAATTGGAAAACTTGAACGAACTGTATCTAAACCTTTTATCATCATTTTATTAACTTTTTTACCATTATCGTTAATAATTTTTAATCCATATCTTTTTTTAGTAACAAACAAACCACTCTTTGCAATAACCTCTTGTTTAATATCAAATCTATGTTTATCTAAATTACAAAACTTCTTAGCAAAATAATCATAACTCATATTCAAATAGTCTTGAACTTCATTCGCAATTTGTAAAATTGCTTTAGACATTTTATCTTCATTTCTAATATCTAAATCTGGATATCGTTTCGTTACCAATGGTAATGCTGAATAAAAAACTGAATCCGTATCAATATATATACAATGGTTTTTAGCATCACCAAGTTCTTTATTATAATAATTATTAGCAATTTTTTTTGTAAATTTAATTAATGACTGTCCTGTATAAGTTACTGCTTCAGCATTATCTACATCATAAAATCTAAATACTGGTAAACCTAAAACTCCATATAAAGAATTTAATAATACTTTTTGTAAATATTGCCTTCTATCGAAATAATCTGATTTTTCTTTATCACCTTCTTCATGAAATTTCCTTGATAATTTACGATATTCAACTCGTTCATCAAACCATTTTCTTAAAAGAGCAGATAATAAGCCATCTTTATCTGTTCGATACATAACACCATTTGTCGCAACTCCAACATTCTTACTATCTAAAAAGTTTTTTAATTCTACTTCTGTAAATCTACCTAGTAACTTTTCACCTTGAGTTATAGAATATGTTTTTTTATTACTCTCCTTTAAAAACTCTTCTGGATTCCAACCTTCAATTTTACCAATCTTAGTTTCTGGAGAAATATTTAATGACATAATACTAGATGGATACATTGAAGTAATATCTAAATCATAAACCCAATTATGTTTACCTTTAATTGGGTCTTGTACATACGCTCCAACAAACTTTTTATCACCTTTTTTAATTTTATTTTTAGGTTTATTTGGTGCAACAATATTGTTCTTTCTAAGATATACTAATATTGCTCCTTCAAGATACCGAGAACTCATAAACACATCTTCATAAGGAACATGCCCTAAATGAGCCAACCCTCTAGCAATCTCAATAAAATTTAATTTATCATCAATTTTCTTAACAAGTTTCACATCTTGTAAATTATATTGTACAAACTTCTCTAAATCATTTTCATATAAATCATTTAATGTTCCTTCGTATTCGACTTTCTTTTCACCTACTTCATATTCACCTATGGCATCTAATCTGTATGAAGGTCTTTGACTAAAAGTATATTTTTTATATAAAGCTAAATAGTCCAATACATTTACTCCCGCAATTTTATATCTATTATGAAAATCACTCCAATGAACTTGGCTTATAGGTGATAATAAATTAGCAACACTTTGACTTACAATTTGAGATGCCCTATTATACAAATAACTAATATCAAAAAATTCTATATTCCAGCCAGTTAAAATTGTCGGTTGTATTTCCATATACTTTTTAAAAAATGCATTTAGTAAATCATATTCATCCTCAAAGGATACTATAATATCTCCGTTTGCTCTTTTAACTTCTGTTTTTAATTTAGATAATGGATCTAATACATAACAATAATATTTATCTAAAATAGAATCATTAAATGCTATTGAAGTTATTTTATTATTTGCTTTTCTAACATCTGGAAAACCATCCGTAACTTCAACCTCAATATCAAAAATCATTGTACGATGGCCTTCTGATACATCATCTGAATCAGTATAGTTATCTACTAATACTCTAATTTCAGGATTAACATCAGATTCAAATAACTCAGGTTGGTCTTTATCCCACTTATTTATTCTCTTTAGTTTATCACCATATAACGATACATAAGTACCAGCTCTATTTTTAACATAAGCATACTTTTTGTAACGAAAAGTTCTATATCCAAACTTATCATCCCAAATATGCATTTTGTTTACTCTTCTATCGTAGAAGATGTTTTGATACAAAATAACCTCAATTTTTTATTATTTCACCTGGAATTTCACAACTATCGTTGTTACAGAATTTATCTATTTCAGCTTCTTCATTTCTAATAACACCAAGAGTTAACCTACTAAGTTTATCAACTTCAGATTGATAAGTTTTTTCATCTATTGCTTCATAAGGCATTTGTTTATATGCTCCCATAGGATGTCTTGGTAATAATGATATACCTTTTAATCTATACTGAAAATATTTTAAAACATGAGGTAATTCTTCTGCCTCTGTTTCTGGATCAAAAGTCGCTGTACAACTAACTTGATTGTCTGCCCAATGTCTTTGCATAAATGCTGCTAAACTGAACTGTTCCCATATAGATAACTCACTAGCAGTTCTTATACCCTCACCAACATCTACTGGTACTTCTACAACAACTGTACTATCCTCTGAACCAAAGGCTGGTTCTATTGTATAATTAGCCTTCTTTAATGGTTCTATTAACTCTGAATATTTAGATATTCTAACTCTTCTTATATAAAATCTACTTTCGGGATAATGTAAACCTGGGGTAGCACCAGCTAATAATGAAACTGTACCACTTGGTTTTACTGATGTAGTTTTAATTGATTTTGGAACTGCGAACCAATCTGAATAAGTACAATCCCAACTTTTAATAGTATCATATCCATCCTCTAACCATTTTTGAAATTCATGCAGTCCGTGATTAGTAATAAATTGTGCAACACCACTTACACTACAACCAATTCTACGATTTCTTAACATAACTCTATTGGTATCACTCCAATGTGTCTTACCAAGTGTTACCGTTTTGGCATACAGATAGGCATACTTTAATGTACGAGCATAATCCTCATATGAATCGTGATTGTTTGGAAATGTTTCTACTAAACAACATAACTCATATGATTCAAGTGATTGTTCAAGACAAGGATTACCACCAGCCACTCTATGGTCTTTATCATCTTTACCATTTTTTAATCTACTATAACCTCTCATATTTTCCAACCAAGCAAATCCAGGTTCTCCATTGTCTGTAATTCTTTTACATACTTCAGTATAATCCATACCAAGTTCTGCAAATATACTATTGTTTGAAGTCCAACCATACATTTCTCTATGTGGATTTACTTTATAATTTTTTAAATCTAAATATTCATCATCATATGGATCACCAAAAACTATTTCAGCAGTTCTACGAACATTACCAGCCACTACACACTTCCCTATAAGATTCATAATATCAACGATTGTGGTTACTGTTATTGGTTCTCCACTATTATTGTCTAATACTTCTCTGATAGCTTCGTGTATTTCTTTTAATGGTTCGTGTCCACTTGAAACACCACCAAAACCTTTTATTGGTTCACCTTCATCTCTAATTTGATTATAATCAAATACAATTAATGGAAGTCCGTGAAAATAACTTTCTAATAATAACCTAAGTGATTCTACCCAACCTTCACGAGTATCAGGTATCATATAAATTTCTTCGTTTCTATCACGGTTTACACCCTTAACAACTATTTCACCCGCACCTTTTGTATCAAATCCTACACCGACACCTAACATACTTGCATCCATAAGGAAACAGAATGGTTTTGAGTAATCTTCTTTAAGTGTGGAAGTAGATACGAATGCACAGTTATTTAGTGCTGCATATAGATTCTTTTCTTCGGTGATTGGTGTTCCCATTGCCCATAGACCACGACCTGGAGGTAAGAACTTCATATTAAAAATTCTTTCATACATTTCTTGAGCTGAATTTTGTGCTTGCCAAGGATTCCAACCTAATTGATATGATTCTATATGATTTTTTTGCATAGAATAAGTTCCTTCAACAACTCTTTTAACTGTTTCCCACCAACGTTCATTTTTACCATCTTGTTTTATACGAGAATAGGTTCTCATATAAACTAATTCACCTAAACCATTAAAACCAAATGGGGGTCTTTTTCTCTTATATTTATCTATAAACTTTTCTGATAACTTAAATTTTTCCATTCACTAAACTCCTATGTAATCTATCTTCTCATAACACTCATAAATATAATATATATTAAAGTTAATTTAAACTTTATTCAAATCCTTCAACTTTTTTTTCCATATCTTTATATTTGTTTGCTAATTCTTTTCTTAAAAACTCTTGACTATTATCCATCTTACTTTGGGCTTCTTTTCCAAACTGACTACTTCCTTCATATATTAAAACCTGACCAATATTAGTATTTATTTTAGATGGATAAGTAACACCATCTATCCCAAACCTATTTTTAATGACGTGGAATCTACCTGTGTTAGCAATCTTATCTTCTACCTTTCTACTCATACTCATAACAAAGTCAGCAGTCATAACTTTACTATAATCTTCAGCAACTTTATCAGCACCAATTACATCTTCTTCTAATGCTGAACGATTTGCTTGTGAAGCTGTCCATATCGGACATTCTATTTCACCAGCAAGTCCTCTTAAATCTTCATAGATAGTTCCTATTGCATGTCTTTTCTCTCTAAAGTTTCCTGTGGGCATTAGTATGTCAGCATAGTCAACTATTACCAAATCTGGTTTTTCACCACTTATTTCAATATGTTTTAAATGAGAACTTAATGTTTGTACACTAGCTCCTTTAGTCGGAAAATACTTGATTAATAACTTACCAGGTAATTTTGATATTTTAGACTCTACATCTTCTTTATAGTATTTTATATTTGATGTAGTAACTCCTGTAAATATAGAATCATATCTTAAACCAACATAGTTTTCATTTAATTCTAAGGTATAGTGAACTATCGTTTTACCTTCTTTTAAAGCACTAGCACCTATAGCTTGTAATGTCCAAGATTTACCAATACCAGCTGGAGCAACAATCACTCCAAGTTCACCAGCTCCTAAACCACCATCTATTATATCATTAACTACATCCCAAGGCGTTTTAACTGTTACTCTGGCAGATTCTGCAAGTCGTGTTTCTAATGATATGATATAATCATGTCCTAAATCTCTTGTAGTACCAGCTTTCATAGCATCATCTATAATAGATTTTATTCCATCATAATTTTTATTCTCTAATAAATCAACAGATTCAAGTATAGCACTTTTTAATGTTTGATTTTTACAAAAGTCAAGTGTTTCTGATTGTACAAATTCTAAATCTGTAGCTTCTATGTTTTTCCAAACTTCTCTTAACTTATCTACAACTCCTGATTTTAATACACCATCTTCTATTTCATCTATCTTATATTTTATAACTTCAAGTGTAGGTTGTTTTTTGTATTCATAATAATAATCTTTAATACAAGTAACTAACCACTTATTAGAATCTGAATCAAACATAGATGGATCCAGTATATCACTAATAGTTTGAATAAACTTTTTAGTACTCAATAGAGATGCAATAATTTTTGATTGAAATGATATTCCAAATTGTGTTAATGTTTCACTCATCTCGTAACCTTTTAATTTTTTTCTTTATTCTCTTATTGAAGTAGTATGTATAAATATGTTTGAATTTCGTGTTCTTCCAATATATATTTTCATCCCCCGCATCATATCTTCTTTTTAACTCTCTACCATATGGTCTATCCGATTGATTCAACGATCTACTATGATATTCTTTACCATCAACTATTAATTTTTTGCTTGGTGAAGTAGTACCACAATATTCAAAATTAGTAGCCTTATAAATTATACCACTATGTCCATACTCTTCATCAGCAAATGATACTATAACTTCTATATCAGTATTTTGTTTTAACCATTTAAAAGTTTGTCCTATAAAATAACTTTCTGTATTCTTAGGTGTATCATCTATACAAACTAATCTTCTTAATTCAAAACATTTAGTAGGGTTAATTGGATTGTATTTTTTGGCTGTAGATGGCATTGATGGCATAGCATATAACATAGCACCTATCATTTCTGGTAAACCAAACTTACCATCTCTAAATAAACCAAAGTGATAATAAGATTGTACACCATTTATATTATGAGAATAGTGGTGTTTTTCTATAAAACCTACCACTGCATTTCTCTGTACAAGTTCTACTGTAAAATCAGTTACTTTCATGAGATTTCTCAGCATAATGATTTAACTGGTTAAAATTAGTAGCTAACCAACTGGTAATATTCGGTAACGCTGTAAATAACTTATCTTCCAAAAACATTTTTTCAAATTTAAACTTAATTAACCTATTGATTGGTTCTCTAATTTTTTCTATTATTTTTGTTTTTGTAGAAGCTGAAATATCTACATTTGATAATTGCATTAATTTGTAATTTAATTCTATAACATCTTTTGATTCTGGTAATTCTGTAATAACTTCATCCATCTCAACTATACGATTTTCACTCAAAAACGGCAATTTCTTTTGTATAGTTTTTAATCCTAATCCTTTTACACCAGGAATGTTATCTGACTTATCTCCATCTAATACTCGATACCAAATAAGGTTATGTGATGAAATACCATACTCATTTAACACAGCATCTTCATCATACATCTTCTTCTTAGTTGGACTCCATACCTTTATTCTACTGTTTGCCAATTGTAAAAAATCTTTATCAGTAGACATAACTGTAACTTCTGATTCAGTAAGAACTTGTCTACAAATATAACCAATTGTGTCATCTGCTTCAATGTTATCATAAGCTAAAACAGTTACAGGAAGGGCTTCTAAATATTCAACCACTCTCTGTAACTGCATTATCATATTTTGTTTCTCATCTTCTTGAGATGCGAAATCATATGCTCGATTTACTCTATATTTTGTTTTTCTTTTCTGTTTATATTCAGGATATATTTTGCGACGGCGAGTAGACCCACCTTTACCATCAAATACTATGATGGTGCGAGTAGGTCTAATCATATTTATGGTATAACCAATACTCCTTAGAAAACCAACTATTCCACCAACGTGAATTCCATCAGGATTGGTAGTTGGTATAACACTAAATACTCTGATAAAAGTATTTAAGCCATCTATTAAAAGTACCTTATCATTTGGTTTCCCGCCGTCTAATGAGCCACCTTTTTTCTTTATCTCTTCGAATATAGAAATATATTTTTCATTATTCACTTACTACTTCTTCCACAACTACATCATCAATGCCAAAGTTTTTTTCATATTTTAATATTACTTTACCACATATTAAATTATAGCAATGCTCTTTAAACTTTTCATCTTTCAGTTGTTCACTCCAATCTTTAGATTGAAATTTAAGTTCTTCACCCTTGTGATTTAACATAGTATACCAAGCACCACCTTGTTTAACAAGTTTATGATCCTTTAATACAGTTAACCAACTACCTTCATTATCAATACCTGTTTCAAAATAAAGATTAAAATCAGCATGCCTCATTGGAGGCCCAAGTCTATTTTTAATAACTTGTGCTCTCATTTTTATACCAATAGTATTCTTTTTAGTATCTTTAATTTGACCTGTATTTTTTAATCTGATACGGGTTGATGCGTGAAATGGTAATGCTTTTCCACCACTTGTAGTCCAAGGGTCTCCAAACATTACTCCAAGTTTTTGACGAAGCTGGTTGGTAAACACTAAAGCTACTTTTTGACGACCTATCATCTGTGTAATCTTTCTCATAGCTTTTGATATAATAATCGCTTTAGCGGTTGCCCAACCATCTTTATCAAAATCCGCTTCTAACTCTACTTTCGTAGTAGCAGCGGCGAGTGAATCTACAAGAATGGTTACTAACCTATCTTTATCTGATTCACGAACTTTAGATACAATTTCTTCAACAGCCTGAAATATATCTTCAACTGTTTCTAAATGTAAATATAGCATACTTTCTACATCTACACCAATTGCACCAAGAAACTCTGTACTAACTGATGTTTCAGTATCAATATATACTGCGACTCCACCCTTTTTTTGAGTTTCAGCTAACATATGAGCTCCAAGTAATGATTTACCACTTGATTCTAATCCATTAAGTTCTGTAATTCTACCAACAGCAATACCACCATTAGGTTTATTTGATATTGCTAAGTCTAACATAGTAGAGCCAGTAGATACAAAATCTTTTATATCAGTAGGTGTAGTATCTGAACCATCCAAAAAATATGCTACTTTCATATCTTTGAATTGTTTATTTAGAGTTTCAGCTAATACACCTGCCAATTCATCTCTTGTTGACATAAATTTTCTCCAATTTTATTGTAACGTGGGGATGATGAGGCTCCCTAAACTTCACCTATACGGACACCATCCCCGATTTTTATTTAACTATTGAATAAATCATCAAATGCATCTGATGTTTCTTTAGCATTATAAGAACTAGCTTTAGAAGGAGTTTTAGCTTCTTCCTTAGTTTCCTCTGTACTTTCTGTACCACCATTTAGATAGTCATTGAGTGCTTGAGTTAACTCATCATAAGAACGTTCCTGATAAATTTCAGTAATATTCTTTTGTGATTCTTTAATAGCTTCAAGAACGGAAGCATCTTCTGTTATTGGAGTTTGATTTGGTTTTACTCTGATTGATGTTGAAGGAAAGGATTTACCTGTTTCTTCAGCAGTTTTGAATTCTACAGCAACATCACGACCACTTGAAGGGTCTGTTATATCACCATAGTCTGGATCTGCAATTATTGACAACAGTTCTTGATAAACTGTTTTTCCGAATCCCCAAAAACGAACACCTTCTTTTTCCTCACCACGAACTACAACTGGAGCAAAAGTTCTCATTTTTGCTTCAATCTTTCTACCTAAACGGTAGTCATCTTTAGAACCAGTTGATTTGAGTTTTTGTGCAAACTCTTCAATTGGATCTGGACGACCAAATGAAATTGGTGAAAGATAGTTCTTACCACCTAAGTCATAATGAAAATATAATTCGATGAAAGGGTTATCCTTATTGTGTTTATAAGGTACGATTCTAACTAGCTGTTGACCAGGTTGTGGCTTCCATAAGTTAGATGTACGAGTGTTTGTTGTTTGAAGTTGATTAAGACGATTTTTGATTGCGTTTAAATCCATTTGTTATCTCCTATTTTTTAATTAGTTAATTGTCATTTTTTAATCAAGTATAACCTTGATACAGTAATAAGTATAATCAATATTTTGAAAATACAATTTTATTTTAGGTTAAATTCCTATCGCTATAACGCCTTCTTCATATCTTTTAACTCATCAGCGAGAGCAAAAGCTTCATCTTCATATTCTTCACCATCTAAATCTTTCATCGCATCAACCCTATCTCTTATATCATCTACATCCATACCTTCATCCTCAAATTCATCAAGGACTGTTAACACATAATCTGGATTATCCATTATTTCATACGCATCAACCGCATCAGATGGTTCATCTTTTGGTTCATCTTTTGCTTTTTTAGCATTTTTAGCTTTTTTAGAGTTCGGGTGGTCTTTAATATATTGAGCTTGTTCTCCTGATGACATATCAGACCACCAATCTTCTTTAATTGGCCCAAATAATCTTTCGTAATTTTCTTGTATGTTATGTTTTTTCATTTTTAATTACCCTAACTGTAGTAATAAATATAATCAATTTTATTTTTTGTTTTTATCCCAAGTTCTCACATCTACTATTGAATAAATTCTTGTTGGTATTTTATTGAGTCCATCCTCATTAGTAAGTAATAAACAGTTCTTATAATTTTCCCATTGTATAGGAAATGTTTTATCTAACTTACCATCATTCAGTTCTCGGATTAAATCATTAAGAGCATTAATTGTATAAAGTGTATTTGTATTTTTCTTTCTATGGAGCGAAATAGTATCTTGTATACCTTGCACAAAATCTTCATCATACTCTACGTTATAAGTACATATTAATTGGTGATGATCTTTTTCATTCTGAAATACATAAATCTTATCGAACACGATATCATTGCAAGCAATAATAATATTTATGGTTTCATAAAAATTGTTTCGTTTGGTGAATGTACAAAGTAGTTGTGTTTTCATTATACTTGTCCACTTGCGGCTAATTTACTTTTAGCACACTTTTGAATATCTTTACCAAAATTACCCGTTACTTTTTGTACTCCAGCTCCTGCTGAACGATAATTTTGTCTACCAATCTGTTTCTTACCATCTTCACTATCTACTGTAACCGAATCATCTTCTGATGAAATTTTCATATTTTCTCTCATCCATATCCACATTTTCTTTTTATCTTCTTTAGTTTCAACTTCACCTGGATAACCAGTTTGTTGTTTAAAACACTCTACAATAGCTTTTGATTTTAAATTCTGACCACCAACATTTATTGAGCCATCTTCATCACCATTATCATCTCCTTCTTCTTCCCAGGGTGGCCCATCAAAATGTCTATAAAAATGCATATCTTTCATCCAAGATTCTATATAAGTTTGTGTATGTGGCCCATTCTTACCATCTTCATCAGGATAACCTAATTGTTTATCTTCTTCCAAAATATGTTCTTTAACTTTTCTATGAGCGGCTCCCATAGCATCAGTTGATGTTCTATTCATCTCTACAAGTTCATCCATTATTCCACCTTCTTTTCTCATATTTGCAACATCATCTTCTGTTAATGGTTTTGCTGGTGTAGATGCATTTTGTTTACGACTTGTTTTACCAACACCATTCATTCTATCTGCAGTACCTTTATTGATTCTACTTTGAATTTGTTTTTCTGAAGGTTTAGGAGTTTCTTTTTCTGCCTTTTTACGAACTCCCCTTTCAACTATTGTTGCTGTGCTTCGAGTAGTTTCAATAGTTCCACCCATTTTTAAAATATGCTTACGATAACCAGACTTGGGATCTTCCCTTACAACATGCATAATTGCTTTTGCAATATCGTCCTCTGAATAATTTCCATCCTCATCGGGTTGGATTCCTAATTGGTCTAATTTTTTCTTTAACTTCTTATCTTTACCACTTCTCATACTATCATTAAATTCATCAGCGTAATTTTTTCTACCAGTCTGTCCAGCATCAGCATTACCCATTGCACCACCTAAACCATTACTGACAGCATCGTTTATATCATCATCGGATTTGTTTTTCAATGTTCTATGTGGTAACTGACTTGTATTTTTAACTTCATCACCGACTTCCGCTTCCTTCTGATTAATAGATGATGAAATTGCCTCAGTTTCTTCTTTAGATAAATTCATATCTCTACCAACTGACTCTGATGCCTTCTCGTGAGATACTCGTTTTGTTTCAATTGTTTTATTCATAAAAGTATCATTTAAACTACTCTTATCTGAAATATGGTGTATTCTTAATCTACCCTTTGAATCATAATAAATTAACAATGAATCTGAATCTTTTTCTCCACTTGCTTTTTCGCCTGGTTGTCTAACTCTTTCTTTAAATTTATGTATTTGGTCATCATAATGTATTCTACATTCATCTGTTTCACAGTCAGTCTTTTTCTTTTCAAGTGCATCTAAAACAGGTTTGGCCGTATCTGCATCACCCGATGCCGCCTTTGGATATCCTTTTGGTTGTTCACCATAATCATGTTCTGAATTATTTTTCAAAGAATCAATATCATTCTTACCTTTTTTATAAGCTATCTTCAACCACTTTTGTTTATCTTTATCTGATAAATTGTTTAATGGCGGTTTATCTCCCTTTTCTTCTAATTGTCTTTTAACAAATTCTTCTTCAGTTTCATTTTCATATTTACCATTAGCCAAATCTTCTGAATATTCTCCGCCGACTGTTTCCATAACCGCCGAACCACCTGTACCAGGTGGTGTTGTTTCTCCTGTAAATATTTTATCTCTTTGGGCTGTAAGTGTATCTAACTCTTGTTCGGGAGTAGTAGTTGTTGTTGGTTTTTCTTTTTTATCTTTTTTAGGAGCAGTTCCCTTTGTGCCCCAAGGTTGACCAACTCTTCCCATTTTTCTATTATATGCGTTATTTTTATATTTTTGAAGCTCTTGTAAATTCTTTATTAATTCTACTCTTCCTTCAATAGGCCAATCTAATTCTTTTAACACATCTGATAATTTAATCAAATGTTGTTCATTAGTGAAATTGGGCGTACCATTAGAAACTCTATAACTTAATTCATTGAGAATTTTATCTATATATGTAGTCATACAAATTTCTCCGTGATATCTTTCATTTCGTGATAATTCAATCCCCAACTAACTTTAACTGGGAACTTGCCATTTTGTTCTAATATCTTCTTCACTTTCTTCAAGTAACTTAAACCATCTTCCATATTAAAGTCAAGTAAAAAACTGTCATAAGAATATAAAATCAATTTACTCCTATCATCTTTTATTTCAGGAATTAATTTACTTAACACCTTCATATTATTTTCTGTTTCCATAAGTTGAATTGTGTAATTAAATAACTTATTAGCATTCATATCACTTAAATTCTTCTTATATATACTTCTATTATAAATATCTGAAATGATAAATTCTTTTGAATTATACTCTTTCCATAACTCTTCAATATAATCATGAACTCTACTAAAATATGGATTTATTTCTATTACATCTTGAGGAATAAAACCATATAAATATTGGAATGATAATCTTTTTGCTTCTTCATAATCAACACCATAAAATTTTGCCATATGTTTATGAACTGAACCTTCTGGAAATTTATAACCCACTTTATCTGCAATCAATCTTAAATGATAAGCATCAAAATCCATCTCAACTAACACACCATTTTTAAATCTACTCTCATAAGGTTTCCTACTACCATCTGTTTTATTTAATGCTGCAAAATTAATCCCACCAAATCTATTTGAAGGACGACCAGTTGAAGTATATAAATTATATTCACTATGTACTATCCCATTTGTAGTCTGTAATCCATTTGATTCTATATAACTCAAATTATCCAACACCTCATTGTTGTATGACATTTTGACATTATCCGCGTATTTTTCAATCGTATCTTTAAGTATCTTAGCTATTTTTCGACATTTCTCTAAATGTTTCAGTACAGGTACTATAGTATTTATATTATCTCTTCTGTAATATCTCATATTAAAAAAATGATGAGCGTTGGTATCTCTATCTTCTATGTATAATGGTTCATTTGTAGCCATATAATGTAAAAGATTTACATCAATAACATTATCTAATTCAACTAAATGATTTAATTTTTTTCTATCATAAGTGTATTTTTTTGTATCAGATTTAAGATTTGGAATTTCTATATCAAGTGTTTCATTATGATTAAATGGTAGTATAAACTCATTTCCACCCCACATTTGTACATATAAGAGGGATAATTCATCGCTTACGGAATGCTTAGTATCGTTGCACTGTATAGGTATCACTATACAATCTTCAGTACTATACTTTTTTTTGAAAACTTCGAGAAGTTCGCTATTTTCTAATATCATTTAGATTGATATATTATATGAACTGTTTTACCCTGAACTGGATGAAACGTTTTCATCTATAACCTTTATTTAGTAATATATATTAAGTTTTTTTCATTAATAACAATTTATTTTCTACATCATCTGAAGAGTTTTTTGGAGCTCTCCATAAATGTAGTGGAAATAATATTTTATTTATACCTGGATACTCTACTTCTAATGCAAAAATTGTTACTATATTATCATTTATAACTTCTTCTTTTAGTCCAGATAATCTCCATTGAAATGATGTATATCTATATAAATTATTTTTTCTAGCAAAGTCATTTTGTGATATTTCAAATATTGGTTTGGAATTATCATTACCCACTTGTGTAAAATATCTTGTTATTTCACCAATTCTATAATCACTTTCAGTTGGTTTTGCTGGTGTCATTTTTGGATAAGGTGTTCTACTTAAATCCTTTATATCGTTATATCTAGCAAATAAAGTTTTATCACTTACTTTTCTTATAATTTTAGAATTTGAAGTATCTTTTATACCTGTTAAATAAATTTCTTTTTTACTTAATGTATAATATATTGAATATAACTTATTAGGTCTAACAAAACCACCAGTTTGTTCATATGTAAACTCTTGTAGTTTTGTGCGTAAACCTTGAATACTTCTTTCAATATTTGTTTTTATACCTTGTATTTGTTGTTTATCGACCATTATATGTAATTCCTTAATTTAAAAAGTTTAAGTCATCGGGGCTTTTTTCTTTTTGCCAAATTTGTCTAGACCCAGTGCTTCATAATTCCGCTTGAGTCGCATTTGTATTAGTGTATCACCTTGTTCGAATGTTCCGTGGCTTACACCAAATTGATCTTCAAAATCTCTTATGTTAAGCTTTTGTGCAGCTTCTTTTGCTTTTATTAATCGATCCATAACTTCTTCTAATTCTACTAATTTAGTTTTAGTTTTTGTTAATTTATTAAAAGTGGAACGCATCTTCCCACTTAATGTAACTGTCCAATTACTTTCATCTAATTTATGATTTACATCAAAAATTTGAAAAACTGACTCTTCTTGATATCTTGTTGGTAAATATGTAGAGTGGAATGAATTACCTGGTATAATACCTCCAATTCCATCTATATCTAATTCTATATCTAATGGTATTAATAGTGGTTTTGCTGTATCCCTACCTTGGCTTGAAATTTCAATACCAGTAAATGAAGTATATGTATTAATTGTACTAATAAAAAATTCTCTCATTCTACCTGTTTTATGATATTTAGAAGAATATAATTCAGTATATCTATTTCCACCACCAATACCATAATCTATATCATCTTGTACTAAGCTTATAAACTTAGGCCTTAGGTCAGGGTCTCTTAATATTTCATTTGGTAATGGTACTGGAATTGAAGGATCTACTAATTTTCCAAGTTCAGCGTCTATTTTTGCATCAGCTGCAGCACCTATTTGCTCATTAATATTATCAACTTTTTCTTGATAAGTTTTTTTAAGTGCTAATCTGACTGCAGGTTTATTTAAAAATGCTATTACATTATCAGTTCCACCTTTCTTATCTAATTTAAGTTGAGTATCTTCTATTTCAAGTGCACCTAATGTTTCAAATCCTTCTTTTTTTAACGCAATTTCAATATTATCCAAACTACTATCTGGGTTACCTTCTTTATAATAATTAAAAGCTCCTGCTAAAGCTGAAGCTTCTATATCTGTAGATTCTTGTGGTAGATTACCTAAACTTTTAATAGTATCAAAATTTGCTCCATACATTATAGATAGTGCCATAGCATCTGGAATTTTTGCAGTTATGTTTTGTCTTTTAACTATACTATCAGATTGCCACACAGGAAAAAAGAAAACACCATTATTCCATATTGTATTTGTTGTAGGTTCATAAACAGATTTTGTACTTTTTGATTTTTCTTCAGTACTATTTATTGCGGTTTTTGATTGAAAATCAAACTTAGTAATTTGTGTGTCTATAATTTTTGACCTATTTGTTTCAATTTGGTCTTGTATTATTTCAAAATTCCAAAAATTAATATCTTGATTTAATAATGAAAGCAAACTTTCTAAAAACTCTCTTACATTAATTGCTTCAGTAGTCCACGTTCCTTCATCATCTAACCCAACTGCATCTTTTAACACTTTAGTATTAATTAACATATTTCTTAAATATCCTTCGGATTTATCTAATTTTATACTCTGTGGTGTCATATTCTCCATCCAAACCTGTTTTCTTACTGCTTTTGGTTTCCCTCTCACCTCTGGATTTGATTTAAAAAGACTTGTATTTTGTTTAAGGGTTCCAGTATATTCTTCAGCTACAGGTGAGACCACCAGTGCTAGGTCTACTGCAAATGGTTTAAAATCTTGAGATACTATTTGTTCTAATTTTTGCCATTTGGCACTATCTCCTTTAATTTTTGGTTCTTGTTTCTTCCATTCAGCTGGAGGCTCAAATGTAGAAAATTGACCAGGTAATATATATTTATTTAAGTCTGTAGTTTCAAATTTTGGATGATTTTTAATACGAACACTTTCATATGAGTCAGTATTACCAAGTTTTTCAACTGACCTAAATTCAGTAACAATTGGATTATTTTTACTATCAGATACTAATGTTAAAAATTTAGATAATATATTATCTTCAAACCATCCCCAACGAACCCAAACATTTCTAATTTCTGGTTGTTGAATTAGTCCAATTTTTTTTGCTATAAAGCCCGTCAATCCTTCTTTTGGTATATCTTCCTGGGGTTGATATTCTAAAATCCACTGGTATTTTTTCCAATGAAGCGTAGTGTCATTCTCAGGCTTCTCCTCTGGTATTATATCAGATTGGATTGTCGGTGGCATCATATTAGTCAAGAAACTGCCCCTTGATGGTTGGGATATAGGGAGCTGCGACTGAATTTCGGTCCAGATGTAACTATCAATATTAGCAATAAATGATTTCATTGTTACACCAACATCATGTGTAATAAGTGCATCAGCATTTTTTTCTGTAGTACTATTTAAAGCTGCTGAGATTTTTTCTCGTATTTCACGAATACCTTCTGTTTTTTTAATATTATAATAAGGAGTATCAAGATTAACTTGTTTTTTATTTGGTTGTATATTATCTATTATTGAAGCTCCAACACTCGTTATAATAGTTTGACAATCAAAACCACCATCATCTCTTGTAGTGAATTCAAAGTTTTTAATAATACCAACCATAAAATCAAAATCACCATTACCCTCACGAACTACATTTATATAATCTTTATATGCACTTCTTTTTATACCATTTTCATCTAACATAGTTGGTAAATTTTGTAAAGTATTTTTATCATATACCCAACCCCATTCCAACATTACAGTTGTACCGTGTGATAAAAAATGTGGCATCATTCTATTAAGGTCTTCAAATCCCCAACAAGTCCAAGATATAGTTCCCTCTCTTAATGCTCGAACACCACCTTTAAATTGTACATCTATTGATTTAAGACCTGGCATTGGTCTTTTGTGTTTGTTTTGCCCTAAATCATTTTCTTCAAAGAAATCATCTTCGCCATAATAAGAACGAGGGCCATATATTTCATCATAACCTGCTGCTAAACGACCTGTGTTTCCAAGAAGAGTCATATTTCCCTCAAAATCAGTCGAATCTGAAGTTAATTCTCCGCCCATCAAAATAACTGGACTTTCTAATCCAGAAGTCATTCGTAAGAAAGTTGACCGAGTGGCCATTTTAGCGTGAATTAAAGTATCCCCACCTTTAGCTGGTTGATTTGGTGGAGCAGGATGTTCCCTACCCAATACCTTCATTTTTTCAAATAATTTTCTTTGAATTCTTTCATCAATTGGAGTTAAATCAATCATAACCTAACCAGTACTATTTAAATTTTTAAACTTCTCTATAATACTTGTTATATTACCTGGGATTCTAATTATTTCATCACTCGATAATGCTGGTTTACCTTTTAGTCCATTTGCTTTTGCTATTACCCACCAAAGAGTAGTATCTCCATAGTATTTATTGGCGAGATTATCCAACCTCTCACCTTCAATTGGATAAATAAATGTATCACCATCACTAATTGTTATTTCAGGATAATAAGTTGTACTATAAACTCTTATTCCAGATTTATCTATTTTTTGTCTTGTTGTTGCGTATCTTTTCATTATGGTGTACCAAATGGTAATTTTTTTATCTCTGCAAGTGCCGTATTACCAAGCTTTTCCGAGCTCTCTAAAAGATTTACTAACCGATAATAAGGCTGCTTCACGCGCAGGTCTCCATATTCTTTTATATGTTTTTCTTCTGCAATCCAAGGTACTTCATACTGTTTTTGAGTTGAACTTGGTAATCGTTTACCAATATAAACAAATGTACATTGTGCCTGAATATATTTAGGTAATTTTGCGAAAACTGTTTCCCAAGTAGTAGTATCTTGTACTGTGTATGTAAGTCCTGATATATAACCAGGTGTATCTTTAAACATATCACCTATAGTTAATTTACAAAATGGAGCAATCATTCCAGCTCCACCACCTGCTGCTGGTGCCCACTCTGGATAAGTTAATCCTGCTAGAAAATTCATTTTTTCCCACAATCTAACTAACTCTTGGTCTGATTTTGGATATATATCAAATGTAAAACTTACTAATCTATCTGTACCTGTGTAAGTATATACTTTATCAGGCCTTCCAATATACTTTTGTTCTGCATAATTTGGAGTAAATGCGTCTGTTATAGCACTTAATATAGCTCTAAATACTATAAGATTACCGTTCATATCTTCAAATCGAAATGGGATAAAATCTATTTCTTCTTCAGTTTTTCTATCTGGTGTTTTAGCTCTATCTCTATCACCATACGGAATCATATTTACTTTATCTATACCAACTTCACTAAGAATTTTTGCATTTGGAATAGCTAATGAAGTTTTTTTACTCATTACAGCTGTACCAATAGCAAAAATTTTCTTTGTATTTTCTCCAAATTGTCTAGCTTGTTCCTTTATTGCTTCTAAATCAGGTGTTGGCATTTTATCGAATTGACCCTGTAATTTTCTTCCCAAATCAATAAATCCTGGAGCTACTTTTGGATTTATACGAAATTTTGAGAGCCCTGCGCCAACTAAGCCACCTACTAAATCAACTGCTGCTCCTCCGAAACCTTTAATTATTGAACCTACACTTTGAGCTAAACTTAATGCACCATCTGATATATATGATGCTATAGTGTTCATATACGGAGAAATAATTAAATTTGGATCAGGTCTATTTATATTAATTTTAGTTACACCAGGTAAACTAGCTAATGATATTGGATTATATTTTCGAGTGTTTTCAGATAATTTTAGTAAATTACTTGTTAAACCATACCTAACATCAGTTCTAAATTCTTGTTTATTTCTACCCATTAATACAGATTGTTTAGCTAAAAACGAAACACCTTGTGGTGTTAATAAAAACTTACCAGTTCTTTCTAAACTACCTAACGCACTACCAATATAATCACTTGGAGTTCTTCCTAAAACTGCTCCACCTATACTATCTATTAACCCAGCTCCAAATTTTATAACACCTTCTATAGTATTTCCAAATTTAGTATCACCTAATCCAAAAGAATCATATTTTCCCCATCTATCACCTATATCTCTAATAATAAATGGTTGATCAAATCCCGTTACATCATTATTACGATAACCTAATTCACCTTTACCTTTTGCTTGTTCATAATAACCTTTTTTCCTATCATCCCACATTATTTCTAATCGAGAATTTGATCTATCTACTGGAGTTTGAAACTTCATTGAAGGCCAAAATCTAGGATACTCATCACCCTTTAAATCTAAAAAAATAGTTCTAGGTAATTTAGAAGTATTTAAATCTTTATCTACACCAACAACTTTAGATATATTAGTACTTCCAGCAGTTGTAGTATCACTACCAAAAGCTCTTTTTATTTTTGCTAAATTAGATATTGGTTTAATAATTGGCATTTTATAATCCTACTTTAGCTCCCCTACAGAATCGGCTGTTTTTTTACCACTTCTATCTATATTTTCTAAATGATGAAGTGATTTCTCCTGGATTGACATTCCTGCTGTAGCTACAGCTGCACCTGCTGCCCCTGCTGCACCCGCTGTATTATTTCTAACAAGTCTTGATAATTGTTCTACATTCATACCAACACTTTTTGCTAATTTATCTCTTTGTAAAACATTCATTTTATTAAATTCTGCTTCACCACCGACCGCTTTCAATACTTCTTGCATCATTCCTTCATGATCACCAGCCAAAGATAATTGTCTTGCTCTATCAAGATTAATTTCTCTACCTAATAACATAGAAGCTTCTAATTGTGCTGCAATAGATGATTCAAAATTAAGTAATGATGAAGCTATACTACTTACCGCACTCATATCCAAACCTAATTGTTTAGCCGCAATTCCTGCTTTTATTATATTATCACTACCATCTTTTGCAAATTTAGCGAAATATTCTGTTTGTTGTGCAATTTCTGAAAATATATCACCTGGTGCTAATCCAGCTTGTTCTATAAGCTGTCTATTCATCTCAATTTGATTTAAAAGAACTTCTCTACTTGCACTTGAAATTGATTCCATCGTTGAAAGTATTGTAGTCAATTCTGCTGCAGTAGTACCAGTTTCCATTGCTGTTTTAGCTAAATTTAAACTTAAATTTTTTGCTTCATTTACACTAGCTCCTAAGTCATCTCGTGCAGCTTTAAAGGCACTTTTGATATCTGTCATTTCTAACCCAAAAGCTTTTCCTACAAATGCTAATCCTTTAAACTCGTAATGTAATTTAGCAGCGTCAGCAGCTGATACTCCTAAATCTTTTCTCATAGTCGCAATATCTTTAACAATTCCAATTAACATTTTAGCGACTATAGCAAGTATAGCAACCCACCCAAGAGTTGTAGAAGCTAATAATTTAAAACTTTCATATGTATCTTTAGCTTTAGTCGCAATGCCAACCATACCAGGAAACTGTTTTTTGATTTCTGCACCTACTTCTTTATTTTTCGCAACTTGTTGATTTAAAGCTTGTACTCTATCTTTTTCTATGAAACTGGTTTTAGTTGTATCTTGTAATTGTTTTTCATGAGCTTCATTTAAAAGGCCTAATAAACCTTCTCTTTTTTGATACATACCAGTTAGAAAAGCTTCAAGTGTACCTGTTTTTTCAATCTTCTTATTTAGAGCATCAATTTCATCAGAAACTTGACGCTTTGTCATCAATTTTTTAGCCATATAAGGTCTTTCGATTATTTATTTTTTTGTCATATATAATTTTACGACATCAGGTAATTCATTTTTAGATAATTGGCGTCTTTGTTTGCGGGTTATTGTTTTTGCAATATCTTTACGTGTTTGTTGTAAATCTTTTATCTGTTTAGCTAATTCAGGATCTGATTTGCTTAATTTTTTTAAAGTAGCAGTTTCCAACCCTTTCCCAATTGAAAGGAATAGTTTATTCATAAAAGCATCTAAAATACCTTCATTAACCTGTTTATATTTGGGCATAAAATTCTCCTAATAAAATTAAGTGTTATAACTCAATAATAAATATCAAATATAAAAAAAATTTACTTTGGAAACGAAGCTGTATGTTTATCTATCTCTGATTGTAACGCATCTGCTTCTTTCTTATAGAAAGTCTGTAATCGTTTTAAATAGAATGTACGAAGATATATAGGTAGGTTGTAAGCATCACTAAAAGTAAAACCACCTTTAGAATGTAATATTAATTGAAATATTTCCTCATGGATTTGAGGTTTATACTCCAGCGGAAGGCCAAAAAAATCGAATGGTTACTGGAACCGAGACCACCATTTCCTTTCCAGTTGAATCAACAACTGTTGTACTCATATCAACATCTGGCGTAATTAATATTAAATGTCGTCTAAATGCTAAAGAATCTTGTGATAAAAACTCATTATCTACAAAATTATTTATGTATGCCTGTGTAGAGTTTCCATCAACTGATAGCAACATTGCCTTTAACCGAGTAGTAAGTTCAAAACTTTGTTCTTTATTTATTTTTCTTCTAGCTGCAGTTTCAAGAGCAATATTTTTTTCATCTCCGCCAGTTAACAATTTAAATGTAAGTGATCTTTTAGAAGATGGTAATTCAAATGTAAATTCATTTATACCTTTAGTGTGTTTGGTAAAATCAATTTCTATAGGTTCAAGTTTCGATAAATCTACTGAATGTTCTTCTCCTTCATAAGTAAATTCATAATCTTTACCATATCCCAAAACACGAGAAGCTACCATAATAGCGTTCTTATCGCCAACTAACATATCATTTACTTCAAGTGATTTATCTACAATTAATGATTCCAACAATTTATCAATAACAATACCTTGTTCTATTAGATTTTGAGAAGTTAGAATATCTTCTTCTTTTGCGGTCATATATTTTACTTCTACCCTACCACTTGCTAGTGGATGACCTTTTGGGTAAAAATATCCCTTGGATGGTAACTCTACCACCTCAGTAGGGAACTTATAAGCGTTAGCCATAAATGACTCCTATGTGATTAAAATTTAATAACCTAATAATATATATAACCTATTTAGTTGAAATAAAATTTTTATTTTTT